CCAGGATACCCGCCGTTTCCGGCGGCGTGTGACGCCAGCCGATTCCCCCTAGATGCTTTAAGCTTACGAACGGATAGGCCCCTTTCCTAACAGATACTGTTAGGAATTGGCTGGTACTCTCGAAACATCCGAGTACCAATCAAATGAAAGGGCTTATGCTTAACTCCGAACGCAGATTCGGGCATCCAACGATTGACGATTTTTGAAATGTCAATCGAATCTTCGATCTCCCGAGAGTCCACACCACCAACAGAAAGCCATTTAAGATAGGCTTCCTCATCGGTGGGAATGCGGAAAATCTTCGTCTTGCCAATCAAGGCAGGGGCGAAGTATTCCCAACATTGTAGATTCTCGCTCCATCGTTTCTTCTTCGCAGCTCCCTGTAAAAGCGGGCTACCGCGATGCGAAACGCTCGGCCGTTTAAAGCCGATTACCGGTGAATCTAGTGGCACTTCGGGCAAAGCCCAGAAGCACTCTATGATTCTTTTCCGGTGGAGGCGAGCTGTGTTATGGAAACCTTTTTGAAAAAGGTCTCTTTCCACAGCTAGCAAGGCAGCTAGACTGCCAATAGATCGATGTTGTGGTACATGTTTGACATATACAGGGGTAATATCATGCCCTTGAAAGGCATGGATTCCGCAAGATTCCCTAAAATGGGACTGATTGAAAGACTTGGTTAGGTTAAGCTTCATACCAAACCTAGGCAACCAATCAGTAATCGCGGTGTAACAGTCGCTGGGGATAATTATATCATCTCCATAGACATACACCTGTCGCGATTTCTTGCAGCGCTCTGCATTGTCTGAGAGCAGAATTATGGCCCGGCACAGTACATAGTGTACCAAGGACATAACAGGAAAACAAAGCGCCGATCCCATTGGCGCGAACTTGTTAGTCCGCAGATGGTCACGACCTTCAGCCTCGGCTGGGGGTTCTATCCACTTCGTGGAAAGAGCCATCAGTGCATTATGGAGATCTCTGTTATCTTGGAATAACCAAGACACGAGGTCTCTAGCAAACCTGTCGCTGGCCTAAGACATATCTATTGTAGACATATCCTTGTCCAATGAACTACTCAGGGCAAGACCAGCATTTATGCTCTGGTCATTGAGTGCTATACGTTTTGATAACAGCTTATCACTCAAGATCTTCCGAGTGAGAAGCCTACGTATAGCCTGCTGAAGAAACTGAACTTCGTTTTCTTCTATGCAGATTCCTCTCGCTTTCCCCGCTGTTTTGGGGACGAATTTGAAACGCGAAGAGGGTTCATCTAAAACGTTGTCATAAAGACGACGAAAAGTGTCAGACTGAGTGACCATGTCCCACGGATGGCTAGTGTACCAGCCATCATGTAGGGGCAGATGCCTCTCTATTTGAGCGTAAAGTTTTTGCGGTCTGTATCGCAAAGACTTCTGTACCGGAGTGTTCGTAGCTCCAGGGCCTGGCCGTGGTAGGCAAGACCTATCATCCAATTCAATGTCCTGGATAATTGAAGCTAAAAGCATCCGCGCGGTCTCGAGAATCGGGTACCTATCCTCTGAAAAGAGGTCAAGGTCTCCTATCTCTTGATCCACTTGTACAAACTCGTCATATTGGATGGCGAGTTGACTCTTCGCGTACGGTCCCTTCAATTTCTTGAAGGCTACCCCAAATGAGTAGAGGTAGTTTAAACCGTTAATCTTTTCAGCCTCGCTACCGTGAATCACTACACGGAACAGCCCATTAAGAAACACGGGTGCACCGGCTCTGGACTTAAAACCAGAGTAGGTAGCCTCCCTACCCTCTATCAGGTCGAACAGACCCTGAATGAGGACGGGAAGACGATGTGTAGCGAAAGGCATTCCCTCGGCGATCAATCGTCTTCGAACGGTTGAGATATCACGCCGATAGTCAGCGCTCCGATAGGAGGGCAGAGTGTTAAACGCATCTTTAAGAAGCTCGCACAAATGATCAAGTGCGAAGTTCATCTGACGAGCGTAATGCTCGTCTTTTCGAGGCCAGGAAAAATTACTTTTCTGGGGTTTCCTCGGATGAACTTGCTTCAGATGCCTTACCGGTTGTCGGTTCCTTTTGGCTATTCTGATTCCCTGGTGTTGTTTCATCAGGTGGTCTCCAGCCATGAGGATGATTTCTATACCGACTGACCCTAGCACGGTGTGTCTGTTGTCCCGCCTCTATTATGGCGGAAGCAATCGCACCAGCGATAATCTTTGCAACAGTTTTCAACAGTGGTAATAAGGTCATTTACATCTGGCCTTCGTTGAAAGCTGCGACAAACCCAGCAACTCCCAATGCAGCCTCGATTATACTTACCGCAACTTCAACTTGTGCGTCAGTATGTTCGGGATTGCAAATCACCGAGAAATTCGCGGTGATGGGCTTATAAGTAACGCCATCCGGAAGGAGAGCGTTATACTTATACTGAAGTAATCTTCGTCTAATAGACGGAGATGACTCGTCGTGCTTCACAGTCATAAAGGAAGCTACGGCTGCTGCGGCGGCAGATTCTATCCATACACGTCCGAATTGATTAGCCTTAAGGTTAGTCAAGTCGTTTCGTATATTAAAGATATGGTCTGCTGGCGTACTATCAGCTAGGGTTACAGGTGAGGTAAAGAGGCTCATGGACTTCTCCTTATATATATAAATTCCGTATCGTGGAAGTATTACGCCGCGGGATTGCGGGATGGAGTCTTAGAGTAAGCACCGAACGATAGCTGCCATGATTGTCGACTGTCTTCCAGACGGCAATTTAAGTCGTGGCAGTGCAGGCCCATAATTGGGCTCGCAGATACGTCGTTCGTAGAGTGATCCCAACGTCCCTTTGTAAATCAAAGGGTAAGTAATGGCTGTTTTAAACTCGCCATTAATTACATAGAAGTTGGAATGCTCGGGTGCAGGAACGAAATATTCGCCTATCGCTACTTCTGAAAGTAGCGACTCAGCGTAATCGTTCATACGGAGATCTACGTTTTTATCGATCTCCATAGCGTGAAGACTATCGCCGATTCGTATAAAGTAATCGACGATAAAGCTAAATGGAATAGCATTCCAAAAAGCTTCAGCGGTGGGTTTTAATCCCCAATACTTAACAAAAGCATCCACTGTTCCCCGCATTTCGTATGCATAATTATAATGCATCGTAGCAGTGAAAAGTGTTTTATGATACTTTCCTGAGGCCTGGGCATATGATTCAGACCCAGTCCCCAAGGTGAGGCCACTATCATCTAAACCGAGAACTTCGGTATAGTGACTAGTTTGGTCCTCAGATCCACGCGCATTAAATTCTTCTTGTGCCTCTCTTACGAGAGTAGCAAGATTCGCGTGAATCGCTGCTAAGTCGCTCAGCAGTGGCTTGATAGCCAATTGCCAAGTTAGGTACCCACCCGCAGCACCACGGGATGATTCATCAAGAGCTCGACCCATAGAATCTTTAGGTCTTGCTCCCCGTCGGGAAGCCCTTAGAAATTTGCGTATTTTATTATACGACGTCCTTGGACGTAACACAAATTTCGCTAGGTCTTTAAAATCTTTCAGCTCAAATAGAAAATTGAGCATCGAGATTTCCCCTTCGAAACGTGGTTGCATATTCCACCACGCTCGACGTGCTGCACCGGTTGCATCCTCAGTTAAATGGTAAATGTCGCCATCTACCAGAGGAGTGTAACCGTGATTGAGACGGAAATACTTCTTACGGGAATAGCGGAGCTGGGTGGGTT